CCTAACCCTGATTACTACTTACACAATTTAATAACGATGACAAGTTCAGATTCAAAACGGCTCTGGAGAAGAGCTATCAAAGAGCACTTTAATTGTCAATGCGTTTATTGCGGAGAATTTCATGAATTACACAACCTTACTATCGACCACGTACGCCCGAAATGCAAGGGTGGTCGAGATATTACGACGAATGTTGTACCCTCATGTCGACGATGTAATCAGGAAAAGGGTAGTAAAAACTGGAGAGACTGGATGAGGTCGACATTTGGTATTACAGACCGAGAGCATACAATTTTATCACACATAAATTAATGGGAAGAAGTAGAACACAAGAACGGATTAATCTTAGTCAAAGTGTATTATCACGGAAACAGGAACGTTTAAAACGCCTAAAAATCAAACTTGCAAATGTTATAGAGCAACGTACTAACATGAGTGAAAACTATCTTAGTATAGGCAGTGAAACAAAATACAAACAATTAAATGATCGAATAGCTAAATTAAATTTTGAAATTATGGTCATGGAAGGTGGTACAATAAAAGATAACCACGTAGCAGAATGGATAAATGAAAATAGATGGAAATACCAAAACCCGTATACTGGAGAGGTAAGAGATTTTAAAGTAGGAGATCGTTTTAATTTAGATTATGGTGGAAAGGTTGACCTAGAAAGAAAAGATTGGAAAACACCAAGTGCAGGCTTGTGGGGTTATAATAGACACGGTAACTGGGTTGCTGATCCAAATGATTTGGAAAATTATCAAACTTTTGAATTAGAGAAGATTAAGAATAGTATTGAGTCATTACAAATAAGCAGAGTAGGCGAAAATAAAATATATCAACTTGAAGGAGAATCAGACGAATTGTTTGCTTTAAGAAAACAAGCATATAGCGACCAAGTTTATGTAGTAGATGGTAAGATAGTAAAAAACAACCAGCCCGGGGCAACAAAAATGTTACGTTCTGATTACCTTAGAGAAACAGATCTTGACTCTTTCCGAACAGAGCATAATATAATCACTAACGATTTAATCGAGTCTTTAAAGATTAACAACAATGAGGCAAAACGTGATTTATCAATAACAAATGGTACACAGTAATGACTGATGAAGAATCTAAGATTGATTTAAAAAAACGTCTAGCTGGAGTTGGAGTTGAAGTTGGTGGCGGTATTGCTACAGATGTGTTAACAGGTGCATTATTAAATCCACTTACTTTAAAAGCTACAGCTGGTTTAAGTGGTCTTGCTTATGGTGCTATCAATTTTGGTCAGGGTGCTTATACTAACTATTTAGTACAAAAACATTTATATGGACAAGACGAGATTAACTGGGGCGAAGTTATAGGTTCTGGTGCAGCTGGTGCGATTCCATTTATGAATATTGGAGCTAGCAAAGGCGTAGCTAAATTTGTTGGTCAAGCTGGTTCTGTAAAGCGTGGTATTACTGGTGGATTAGCTACAAGTTTAATTAGTGAGCAGACACGTGTAGGTATAGATGAAAATAGACTTTTATCACCTACAGAAATGGCTATAGCTGCTGGAACTGGTAGTATTTTCGGTGGCGGCTTTACAGCTGCTGGTAAAAAACTACAAAAAGTTCAAGCTAAACGTGCATACAAAAAATATTACGGTAACTATAGCTCACCAGCAGAAGCTGCGAGAGCAAAATATAATGTTCACTCTGATGTACAGGGTAAATTACTGAAAGATATACAAGCCGATGATTATGATGACTTACCTCTTGTAGATCCAAAAATAGGTCAAAGAATAACAAGTTGGAAATCTTACGGTTTAGGAGATACAAAAACAGAATTAGCTGTTAATAGTTGGATGGCTCGTATGCGTATGCCTAAAAATACAGACGGTGAATATGTATTTGATTTTAACCAGTATTTAAAAGCCGCAGACGAAGGCTTAATAAGAAAAGGTACTGACGATAGAATTTTTATAGGTACATTTACATCAGCCGGTAAAGTAAGAGCCGGTAAAGCTTACGAAAAAGAGATTAGAAATCAATTTATGCGTAGATATAAGACGTTATTTGACGTTTTAGGTATACCTGATGCACATTTTCAACCACATCATCTTATGCCATTAAAAGCTGCTTTGCCTTTATATCATGGATTAGTGTATGGTAGTGAGGAATGGTGGAAGCTAACTGCACACTTGTTAAAGAAAAATATACAAGCGGGAGATAGTTTGGAGAACTTAAAAATGTTTATAGGAGCTGGCAGGCCAACAAAGCCACGTTTAACAAAGGTTCCACTTCCCGGTCAGCGTACAACAGCTCCAGTTCCGGGGGCAAAGACAGTTAAAACTCCACATTCTATACAACATGCTTATATTAGAGATAAAAATAACGGTATAGGCGAAACTGGTGAATACTTTTTTGACCAAGCTACGTTAACTAAACTTAAGAATGAACCTAATTCTAGAATACCTATTACAGATAAGTTTCTTAAGAAAATGCGTAGAGGATTTGACCTAACTAACGACGCTCAACGTATATATAATGCAATGTTTGACATGGGTGAGTTAAGTCAAAAGGATCTTAAACTAGATTTAGAAGGATTAATAGCTGTATTAAACAAACTTGATAACGATGGATATTTACCAGATTATCTGAATGTAAAAAAAGATTTTCAAGTTGATCTTATGTCTAAAGTTATTAAACAAGTTGAGAAAGATGGTAATGCAGACGCATATATCAAAATGATAGAAGGTGAACGAGAGTTACAAAAAATAAAAGATCAGATTGATGATGCAACTGCTAAAATAGCACAACTTGATATTAATATTAAAACATTATCTGAAAATATGAGTATAGCTGAAACTCAAAAATATATGCAACAAGTAGTTAAACGTAATGCAACTAAATGGTCTATAGTAAGTGATAAGGATGACGCTTTTGAAATGGCTGAGAAAATTTTAAAACCTCAGTTTATTTTACCAAATGGTCAAACAAGAATCTTTAATAATTCTGGTTTAACATATAAAGTAGCTGTTAATATGCTTGCTAATTTAATATTTGAGAATAAATGAACAGTTTACAATTACTAAGACAAGATTTTAAAATGTTTTTACAGGCACTCTGGCACGAGCTAGGGTTGCCTGCACCTACGAGGGCACAATATGCGATTGCTGATTACTTGCAGAATGGTCCCAAGCGACTACAGATACAGGCGTTTAGGGGAGTTGGTAAGAGCTGGATTACTGGTGCTTTTGTTCTTTGGACTTTATTTAATGACCCCGAAAGAAAGATCATGATTATCTCTGCGTCAAAAGAACGTGCAGATAACATGTCTATCTTTTTACAGAAACTCATAATCGAAACACCATGGTTAAATTTTTTAAGACCCAAAGCAGACGACTCAAGGTGGTCACGTATAAGCTTCGACGTCGCTTGCAGCCCACACCAAGCCCCCTCCGTGAAGTCCGTAGGTATTACGGGTCAGTTAACTGGATCACGTGCGGATCTTATGATTCTGGACGATGTAGAGGTCCCGGGCAACAGTATGACGGAGTTGATGCGTGAAAAGTTACTTCAATTATGTACTGAAGCGGAGTCGATCCTTACCCCGAAGAGCGATAGCCGTATTATGTATCTCGGGACTCCTCAGACTACTTTTACTATTTATCGTAAGCTGGCAGAGCGTTCGTATCGTCCCTTTGTTTGGCCCGCAAGATACCCAAGAGGAAAAAGTATTACCCAGTACGAAGGGCTCTTAGCACCAGAAGTACAGGCAGATATAGATAATGGAGCAGAAGATTGGGCTCCTACAGATGATCGGTTTACAGATGAAGACTTACTGGAAAGAGAAGCTTCTATGGGTCGATCTAATTACATGTTACAGTTTCAATTAGACACAAGCCTATCAGATGCAGAAAAATTCCCACTTAAAATGGCAGATCTCATTGTTACTAGCGTTAACCCTGATACTGCACCCGAAAATATTATATGGTGCTCAGATCCAGCCAAAGTTATTAAAGACGCACCCACAGTTGGATTACCGGGGGACTATTTCTATTCACCTATGCAACTGCAAGGGGATTGGAGCGA